TTGAAATTAGAGATTCATACACCGAGTCTAGCGTTGTTGAGAAGCACGTATTTCATCTTGATCCTGATCAAAAAGATAATTATATTAGAAATGTATTGAACACTAACCCTCTTAAGACTTTTGCTACGAACTACGGCTCTGCGAATGCAAAGAAGTACTTTTTAGGTGAAACTTATGAAGAGGCAGTTCAGGCATTAGTTTCTGGCTCTACTGCTGGGGCTCAATACGGTGTAATCCTTCCATTGGTTAGTGGCTCTTCTAACATGGTAACACACCAAGCAGCAGCCACACCAGCCAAGTCTGGTTGGATTATTAACCGAGACCCAACACCACAATTGAATTCATCAGCTTTCGATGCCTCTCAATTAAAGAAGCTTTTCCGCGTGGTTTCTCTCCATGATGGAGAATGGTTCCAAGCGAATTATTATGTTACTATCGAAGATCTTAAGCTCGGTACTGTTACCAATCCCAATTCCTCTTTCACTCTTAGTGTTAGAAAGACTGGGCAAAATGGAGAACTTGTAGAGCAATTTTCAAATTGTAACTTAGACGAATCTTCTGATAGCTTTGTCGGAAAGAAAATTGGAGATATGAGTCAAACTTGGAATACTACCAACATGGTATTTGATATTTCTGGTGATTACATGAACCAATCTGACTATATTAGAATTGAAATGGCTGATGACTGGAAGTCTGGAATCGATGATTCATACATGCTTCCATGGGGTTTCTTCGGCCCAGTTAGACCTAAAGGGTTTACTATGTTAGAAGGCTCCACCGGAGTACAGGCTCTTCCTGCTGCCGGAGTAGATCCAGTAGATGCTGGTATTGTTGCTACGGCACAAGTTACATATACTGGTGACCACGTCGATGATGGCGGAAAATTAATATTTAATCACCCTGACGGCTTCGCATACGAAGTTAGAGCGGCCGCTTCTACTAACTCTACTGCGTGGACATTAACATCAGGAGTCTACGTCTGGACTGTAGATACACAAGATAGTACAGGAACTGGTAATACACATACAAAGTATGCAGATAAAGTTGCTGAAGCTCTTAATTTAATGGAAGGCTATACTGCCGCAGATAGTAGTGGTGTTGTAACAATTACTGCTGTTGGGCCCGGTGCTCATTATACATTTACAATGAGTGAGAGTGGTGACGATTCGAACAGACAGGCACTTGGATCTGTAACTGCTGGTACAGACACATCAAACTTGGCCCATGTATATGTTAAAGGTAATAACAACGTTATTCATTCTGGTGGTGATGCAGCACAATTTGCAAAGATGCCAACCATAATGTCAGCATCGATTCACTTCCCAAGGCTAAAGCTTACTGAAGAAAGCACCAATAAGGCGTCAGCAAATTATAAAAACACTGACATGTTTGGTGTAAGGCACAAATTTGCTTCTAAGAATGAAAAGGGTGTTGCACCTAAGAGAGATTATCTTGATCTTACAAGATTTCAAGGTGGCTCTATGGACGTCCACACAACAGCAAATGCTACAGAATATAGTTTTGTATTCTCAATGGACGAAATAGCTAGAGACGCAAACGGTCTATACTATTGGGCTTCTGGCTCTCACACAATCGCTATTGGCACTCAAACACGAGCAGTCACAGCAGGGTCCGGATCTCAACAACTAATCGATGACAAGGTTCGTCAATTTGCTGTACCAATGTTTGGTGGATTTGACGGAGTTGATATCACGAAAGCTGATCCATTCTCAAGCGCTGTTGCCCTTGCATCTAAAGCAGAATCAACATCTTATGCTTATAATAGTGTATCAAGAGCAATTGATATGTGTAACACCGCAGAATCAGTTAAATATGATGTGATCTCAATACCGGGCTTAACTAACGAAAGTTTGACTAACGATCTAATCAGAATGGTTGAAGAACGCGCTGATGCTTTGGCGATCATCGATCTTGATGATGGTTATCTTGAGACATATGAGAATAATGGAACAAGAACTGGTGGTACTCTCGCTTCAGTTAAATCTAATGCTGACAGTAGAGATTATAATACAAGTTATGCTGCTACGTACTTCCCAAGAGTAAGAATGAGAGATTCTCTTTCTGGAAATGGCGATATGGTTATCGCTCCTGCTTCTGTAGCCGCGATTGGAGCCTTGGCATTCTCAGACTCAGATACTGGTGCTCCATGGTTCGCCCCTGCTGGTTTTAACAGAGGTGGATTGTCGCAACTTGGTGGAAGTGAAGGTCCAAAAGTTATTGGAGCGTTTAAGCAGCTTTCAAAATCTAACCGAGACGAACTTTACCAAAGAAACATTAACCCTGTTGCTCGATTCCCTGCAATTGGTGAGACCGTTATTTTCGGTCAAAAAACTCTTCAACAAACCAAATCTGCACTTGATAGAATTAACGTTCGCAGATTGATGATCTTCCTTAAGAAGAGAGTCGGAAGAGTAGCTGAAACTGTATTGTTTGACCAAAATGTTCAAGCAACATGGTCACGCTTCAAAGCTGGTGCTGACTTGATCCTTAGAGACGCTCAGTCCAGATTGGGAATTACAGAATATCAGCTTGTTTTGGATGAAACAACCACAACAGCAGATTTGGTTGATCAAAACATTTTGTATGCTAAAGTGTTTATCAAGCCTGCTAGGGCAATCGAATTCATCGCTATCGACTTTATTGTAACGAGAAGCGGAATTGAATTTTAGTAACAGCCAACTAATTATATAAGATTTATAGGAGTATTATAAAATGGCATTTTGGAGTAGCGCAGACGTAGAACCAAAGAGAAATTATAGATGGAAGGTCATCTTAGATGGTTTCGGTGGAAACAACATTCTTTGGTGGGCGAAGACCGTAACGGTTCCATCATATGATGTTTCCGAAGTCGAACACAATTTTTTTGATAATAAATATTATTATCCCGGACGTGTAAGTTGGTCAGAGGTCACTTTGACTCTTGTTGATCCTATCTCACCCGATGCTGTTCAGTTGACAAACAAATTGTTAATTGATTCAGGTTATAATATTCCCGCTAGTCCTGCCTCAGCAAATCAAAAGGCTACGATATCTAAGGCTAAAGCCACTAATGCTGGTTTTAAGAATTTATCGATTCATGTTGTAAACGCTGATGGCGCTGATTTGGAAGTGTGGACTATTAACAATCCGTTTATTAAGTCTGCTAAATTCGGAGATTTAGATTACTCAAATGACGATCTTAGAACTGTAGAAATGTCAATCCGTTATGACTGGGCGACTTGTGAAATAATGCACACAGCCACTCCGACTAAACAGTTTGACGTAAGCTAGACTGCTCAGGAGTTTAAATGACCTTTTGGAGTGCTTCCGATTTAGAACCAACACGAAAACATCGCTTCAGGGTTGAACTTGGCGGTGTCGTCTTGTGGTGGGCAAAATCAGTTACCAAACCAAGCTTTGATATCTCTACGAACAGATACACTGCTATTAATCACTCAATTGAGTATCCAGGAATACTTACTTGGAATGATGTAACTCTCACGATTGTTGATGTTGGTAAAAAAACTAAAGAATTGTATGATAAACTCAAAGATATGGGGTATAGTGCCCCCGGCTCGACAACAGACGGATTTGGTGGAATCGAAAAAGGTGATAAAAGCGACTTAAAGATTTATCAAATGGATGCTAGCGGAAAAACTATTGAAGAGTGGACTTTAAACAAGTTTACAATAAAGACTGTTAATTTTGGAGATCTCAGCTACAGTGATGATGAACTGGTTGAGATGTCAATGACTATTGCCTATGATTGGGCAGAATTTAAATAATTTAAAAGAGGTGAAAATTGTCAAGAAATAATATGGATAGAACTGGGGCGCCACCTGCCGATGCCCCAATAATACAACAGGCAGAAAGTGGCTTCAACCCTTTGAGCTTTGTAGCTCCAACGGAAATGGTTGATTTACCATCAAAGGGAAAGGGATACCCTGCAAACCACCCACTGCACAACAAAGAAACAGTGGAAATCAAGTTTATGACCGCTAAGGAAGAAGATATTTTAGCATCTCAGAGTTTGATTAAGAAGGGTATTGTTATCGAACGATTTATTGAAAGCATTTTGCTTGATAAGAATATTAAGCCGAAAGATATGCTTACTGGTGATCGAAATGCTGTTATCATCGCTGCTCGTATCTCTGGATACGGCTCTGATTACGAGACAAAGGTAAATTGCCCCTCTTGTCAGAAAAGCAGTAAGTTTGAATTTGACTTAAACGATCAAAAAATACATCAAACGGAGGTTAGCGAAGATCTAAACCTGACCCATACTGAAGATGGATTATTTCAAACCTTAATGCCCTTTTCAAAGTTTAAAATTAAATTTAAACTCCTTAAGGGAGAAGACGAAATGTATCTTGCTAAACTTATGAATAATAAGAGAAAAGGCAAACTACAAGAATCCGTTCTCACTGATCAAATGAAACGACTGATCGTTGAGATTGAAGGTCACTCAGACCGCAACATCGTTAACAAGTATGTTGACAATATGCCAACATTAGACTCAAGGCACTTGAGAGTTTGTTATAAACTCGCCAACCCTGACGTCAAGGTTGCGAATCAGTTCACATGTCCTTCGTGTGGTTTCGAAGAAGGAATGGAGGTTCCGTTTGGCGCGGATTTTTTTTGGCCTGACCGATAAATACCAAAAATCCGTTTACGAACAATTCTTTATTTTAAAGCACTTCGGTGGCTGGTCATTCATTGAGATGTATAACCTCCCGATTGGACTAAGAAACTGGTTCACAGAAAGACTACAGAAGCACTTTAAGGAAGAAAAGGAACAGATGGACAAATCAATGAAGAAAAGATAAGAGTGCCCTCGAATGAGGGCATTTTTTTATTTAAACTATTTATGTTTGATAGAGGGATTATATAATGGCAATATCTGCTGCGGAACTGCTAAAAGCAATAGAAGAATTAAAAATAAACGACCCCAGTGGTTATAAAAAGCTCCAAAAAGCTTTTGGGGGTGATTCGTCAAATGTATTAAACACGGCAGGCCTTGACTCCAAACAGACCCAGCAAATGATAAAAGATGCTATGGCGTTGGCTGACCAAGAAGAGAGATTAGCAAGACTTTATAACGATTCAGCAGCCGCGAGAAAAGCAGCCCATGATAAATATATGGCCTATAGCAAATTAGAAGAAGAAGCTTACCAAGATAACGAGGGAAATATCAAGCGAATCTCAGAACAATTGGGAATGAGCGCAGACGCAGCAAGCAAGCTTGGGGGCGAACAAAAGAAAGCGGCTACGATAAGAGCCCTTGCAGCCGAAAGAGGTATTGAGATTACAGAGCAAGAGCTTGATAGAATGAAAGCCCTGTCAGATCAATACAGGGCCCTTGGGCCA